ACTGCGTTGTTATGGATTTCGGTACGTCAATAATCACTCATGGTGGTTTGGATGAGACAGCCAACTTAGATGGCGCAGAGAAATCTGTGGGAGGCGAAGCTCCGACTAAGGTATGTCCTGACTGCGAAAGCGAAGTATCAGCTAATACACGCATATGCCCATTCTGCGAACATGAGTTCGAGCGCAAAGTAAAAGACGCGCTAGAAAACTTTGAGATGACAGAATACGATCTTATGCAACTGTCTCCGTTTATGTGGATCGACCCATATGGTAACGGCTCTGCAATGATGGCTATGGGCTTCAATGGCTTCACTCTGGTGGGCAACATAGGAAAATACTGGATAGCCATCGTAAAGGCTAAGAACGGGCGTCCTAGAGTTGTCTCCATAGGCGAGAAGGTACAAGCGATGGCGGCAGGGGATGACTTTTTGCGCGAAATAGAGGATAGTAGCGCAGCAAATAAAACAAAACGCTGGTTAAATCAGCCTGCTTCGGAAAAGCAAAAGGAGCATTTAGCAGGCAATGGCGTTATTATTAACATGATGGATTTCTCTTGGACAAAGTATAAGGCAGCTTGCTGTTTGAATTATTACTGGAATAGGGACAACATCGACAGATTAATCGCAGACAACTGGAAAAAACTAACGGGGGAAGACTACAAATGAATAGAAGCGAAGTATTAGATTTAGCCAAGAAATATATAACCAAGGATCGCAATTCGACTCATGGCGATATGGAAGATAACTTTACATTAATAGCCGAATACTGGGGATTGCACTTAGAATTTAATATCAATGCCCATGATGTTGCCGTGATGATGACTTTATTAAAGCTGGCAAGATTAAAATCTAACCCACAAAATTCTGAAAATTGGGTGGATGGATGTGGCTATCTTGGATGTGGCGGAGAATTAGCCATAAAAGAAGATGATGCCTAGATTTGAAATGCACCTTATGATCGCTGAGAAATCAGAAGATAAAGTCGAAACAATTGAATATGAGTTGGTTTGTTTTGTAAATGATCATTCTGATCTAATTGAAGTCGAGTCTTCCGCTAACAGCGTAATTAGAGACCATTTGGAAGACGCAGATAATGTCGTTTTATTTGGAACGGCAAGTATCGAAATAAAAGGCAAAGAAGTTTTTACCATAGCGTTTCAAAATAAAGACGCAGACCAAGATGAAGTAAACAGCATAATGAATTTGTGCGTATTAGGGAAGGAAACCATACATTGAGCGGAGTTGATACAGCACCAATGCCCATGAAAGAATTGGGTTTTATATTGGGTAAGTTTGGTTGGAACACAAGGTTCTCTGATCTTACGGAAGAACAAGTTCAAACACTTATATTTGGAATACAAGAATCGAAACGTCTAGCAGCGGAGATTGACATTGGATACCTCGAAGACACTTACTTTAAGTCAACAGGCGCTTGGCCCTCTACTTCAATCCCATTCTAGGTCTGATCCTTTAGCGGATCAAATTAAGGATGCTGTTGATAAGGGCATAGTGGCAGGGGAAGAAAAGCGTGAAAGACGGGCGTACATTGGTGCGTCAAGCATTGGTGATGAATGCCAGCGGAAAATACAGTATCGCTATCTAAACTACGCTATTGACCCTGACAAAGCATTTACGGCACGCACGTTGCGTATCTTTCAGTTCGGACATGAGATTGAAGACTACGCCGCGAAGTGGCTTAGAGATGCAGGCTTTGACTTGCGCACTGAGCAGAAGGACGGGAAGCAGTTTGGTTTCTCAATCGCTAATGGCGAGATCAAGGGACACATAGATGGCGTGGTCTGTGATGGGCCTGTGGATATGAAATATCCTAGCTTGTGGGAGTGCAAGTCGGCTAACGATAATAAATTCAAAGCTTTTGTTAAGCATGGGGTTGCTAAAGCGAACCCAGTTTATGCTACGCAAGTAGCTCTTTATCAGACCTATATGGATTTATATGATAACCCTGCATTGTTTACTGTGGTTAATAAAAATACTTCTGAAGTTTATTATGAGCTTATCCCGTATGACCACAATCTAGCTCAAGAGGCTAGTGATAGGGCAGTAAACATATTGACGGCGGCAAAAGCTGGTGACATTCTACCGCGTATTGCTCGAAGCAAAGATTTCTTTTTATGCAAGTGGTGTGAGTTTAACAAAACTTGTTGGGGATCATAAAAAAATGTGAGGTGCGCTTGGTCGGCGGCACCCCACATTTTATAGGTGGAACAGGTTATATAGGGGCAAAGTAATGAATGTTTTAAGTTTTGGCAAGACAACAAAAGAAGTCGCAGAAAGAATTTCAAAAGAAGTTCCTCGTAGCGTCCAGTTGCAAATATTAATGGATACATATCCATCAGGGGTAGTTCGTGGCAAAGAGTTCTTTATAGGCTCATTAAACGGTGAAGCTGGCAAGTCACTGAGGATTAACATTGACCTGACTAGCCCTTGGTTCCTGAAGGGGATGGACTTTGAATCAGGGGATGGCGTTGGTGGTATCTGCAAAATCCTAAAAGAAGGTCGTGGATACGATATGAAAGAGTGTGTGCAAATGCTCTCTGATTATATTCCGCAGGACTATGTTGCGCCTCCTGAAAACATCGTTAAGCCGAACAATCCACAAAGCTTTACCGTATCAACAGAACCTCACAAACCCGAACAAAAGACATCTATTAGCCCAAGTACGCCGTTCGAGAAAGAATATACCTACACGGACGCCGATGGTGTAGTGATCGTGTCCGTCCGCAAATACTATGACCGGGACGAAACCGGGGGAATTGTTCGGGATAGCGCCGGGAAACCTAAAAAGCAGTTCCGTCAATTCATGAATGGTCGCCAAGGTGTCCCTGAACCCAGACCCCTGTATAACATCCCGAACATATTGGACGCGAACAAAATCATATGGGTCGAAGGCGAGAAATGCGCCGATGCTTTAAATGCGCTGGGATATACTGCAACTTGTACCATTGGTGGTGCTGGAATGCTGTCTGAGAACACTGCAAGCAAGTTCGACTTCTCGCATTTGCGTAACAAGGACGTTATCCTGTGGCCTGACAATGACGAGGCTGGCAAGAAATTAGCCCGTATTGTTGAGACTCAAGCAAAAGCAGCGGGTGCTAAATCCACCTTAATGCTTAAAATACCCTCTGCCAAAGAAGAAAAATGGGACGCCGCTGACGCAATAGAAGAAGGCTTTAACATTGACAAGATGTTGGAGACTAATGAAAACAAGGTAAAGAAACCTATCAGTCTTGTAGACGATAGCCTTCTGATCAACGAATACTTTGTTGGCTCCGCTCCTGAACAACACTTTCTTATTGGCGATACAATACCTCTTGGCGTTCCTGTTGTGTTTGCTGCGGCTGGTGACAGTGGTAAAGGCATGATGACACTAGACTTAGCCATGAAGGTGGCCTCTGGGGCTTCTATGCAAAGCGCATTCGGTGGGTTGGTTGCAGAGCATGGTGACGTAATTCTAATCACTGCTGAGGATGACAAGGACGAGATGCACAGACGTATCTCAAGGCTTGATCCTAACAAATACCGCGAACACTATGAACACAAGCTACGCATTCTTCCTCTGCCCAACCTTGGCGGTGTGTTCCCAATCATGCAGAAATTCGACAACTCCTACCTGATGGGCGAAGAGTTTTCTCGCATCTACGAACAGATGTTGGAGATGGAAACTCTCAAACTGATAATTATTGATCCTATGGCATCTTTTGTTCACGCGGATGTAAACTCCGATCCAGCAGCGGGAGCGGCCTTTATGAGCTTACTCGCACAGATGGCAACCGAAACTGGCGCAACAGTTATGGTCAATCACCATATGTCTAAAATCAGGGACAGTGAGCCTGTCACAACTCCAGAACAAGCGCGTAATCTTATTCGTGGTACATCTGCGATTGTCGATGGTGTGCGCTCCGCGTTTGCCGTTTGGTCTGTAGATGAAAGTACAGGGCGTCAGCGTTGCCGTGATCTGCAACTAGATTACGCACGGAACGCCGTGTTCGATGGTGCTGTTGTGAAATCAAATGGCCCAGCTAATCGTGAGATAAGACATTTTATCCGTAACCCGAACACAGGATTGCTAGAAGATCGCTCTATGGATATTCGATCTCTCGCTATGTCTTCAGCAGTTCGTGATCGCCTTAATCATTTGGTTGATTTCGTTCGCATGAGGGAAAACGATGGTCGCGCCGTTACTCATGGTGGCAATAATGATGGTGTTTTCCATGCTGTTCGAGAGTCAGTATTAAATGAGCCATGCGTTATTGCACTCAAGAATGGTGGGAAAGAAAGCACTATTAAAGGGGTGGTTACGGACGCTTTAGAAATGGGAATGATCCGCAAATACACGTTATCTCTTGGTGGATCAGAGAAATGGCTAGGCACTATGGATGGGCCATTTTCTCGCGGTGAATACGAACGTCAGACAGGTCGAGATAACATTTGACATCAAGTGGGAAACTGTGGTAATAATCCCATTGTATGAAAAGGAGAAATAAAATGATTCATGTATTTGAAGACAAAAAACCTACGTTAGACGAGGCGCAAGCTCTTGTCGGTGGGTTAGTGGAAATGGTAAGGTCGCCAGATAATTCAGACATCCAAATCCTTGTTAATGAAGAGGGCCTTTTAACAGGGCTTCCGTTTAACAAAGAGGCAACTGATCTTTGCGGCACTGGCATCGTTGGTGATGCTATCATTCTAAAAGGGAACGCTAAGTGGGATTAATTAATGTCGGAAAAAACGATCCAAATTAAAAAAATGATGAAGAATCGGCTTCTATCTATGAAGGCAGACGCTAAAAATAGGAGCCGATTTACACTTTATCAGCAAGTAGAAGAGATAGAAAACATCTTTGAGATGTTGGAGAGAGAGATTTTAGATGAAAAAGAAAATAATAGATGGCCCGATAATGATGGATCAACCGCACATAGCGGACAAATACAGGGAGGCATGGATAGAACAAAATAAAAAAGATATGATAAAAAACCCAAGGTTGCTTTTAAACTCTAGTTCGGTATCAGCATTTAAACGGCATCAAGTGCAAAAGATTGAAGCCAATAAACGCCCAATGAATGAAAAAGCCAAAGTCGTTAATCGTCTAATCAAGAAAAAAATGACACATAGCGAAATATCCGAAATACTATCCATCACGAATAAAACCGTGTCTGAGATAAAAAGACGATACGATCTGCCAAGAGATGAAATATAAGAATTTTATTGGGATCAGCCAGTGAACTAGCGCATTCGATAGCGCAGGTGTTGACTCAGCCCGCGTTAAAATTAAGCTGATCCCACACCTAATTTACCATAAAATGTTCGGGTTTCAACCCTTAATACATTGGCTGCGGGTAACTTTGTGACGGCTGCGGCTGTTGCTGTAATTGATTTTGGTATTGCTGCTGCTGACCCTGCTGCTGCGGTTGATACGGGTTAGACATCCCGCCATAACCACCAAATCCACCCATTTGCTGACCCATTCCGTATCCACCATATTGCTGTGGCTGCGGTCTTTGCTGCTGATACGGGTTCTGGTACGGCTGGTATTGTGGCTGCGGCATCTGTTGTTGTGGACGATTCATACCACCGTAACCGCCTTGCATCCCTCCGCCGTAAGGATTCTGCTGCGGTTGTCCGTAGCCTCGGTTCATTCCACCAAATCCGCCCATAATACCCTGCGGTTGACGTTGCTGAACTTGCGGAAACCCGCCAAACATACCCATTCCCTGCGGACGCTGACTACCAAGACCCATTCCCATTCTAGGGTTCTGACGTTGGCGCTGCTGTAGCTGCTGTTCCATCTGATTAATGCGGTAGTCCTTAAACCCGCCTGTGCCTTCAAACGCAGTGCGTAATTCGCCCATGCGATCTTGTTGCTCTTGGCTTGGCTGCATTGAATCCATCAACGTCTGCATCTGAGTGCGCTGGTCTTCGTTCGGGCGCATAGACTTACGGTAATCCATCATAGCCGTGTAGGCTTCGTTGCCTTCAAACGGATTCGGGGGTGCAACTCTTTGGGCTTGTTGCTGGTTGTAGCTTGGTCGCCCACCTCCAAACAATCCTCCAAGACCGCCCATGAAAGGATTAGCACGACGAGGTTGTTGCCTCATGGAATTTGCAAAAGGTGACATGGTTGTCATGGTAATCTCCAAAATGGAATTGTTCGGTTTATATCACCTTTCTGCCGCCCGATCAATAGACCTGTCGCCCATGTACGCATCCACAACCATCATCATGAAAAACGGCAGATCGTTCGGATGCAAACCTAACCCGAATAAAAGTTCGACTACCAAGTTACGCATCTCAGGC